TATTGCCGCCGCGGCTGACGTGAGCGGAGAGATCGCGGCGGCGCAAAATGCCGCTGTTAAACATGGATCGCCGGTTATCCGGCCAAACAGCGGCAGCCGCACAGCGCGCCACGAGGAGAACCGAATGAATAAGACACAAGTGTTGCGAGTGATCGAGGCTTTGCGCACGAAGGATGCTGTCAGCGCTGCCCGTTTTCATACACAACTCAACGAAGCGAAGGATGATCAGGTCGAAGCGATCTACGTCCAGGTGACGGAAGCGCTGAGCGCCGCGCCCGCTGCTGTCGTCGGCAAGACTCCGGAGCAGATATTGGCTGAGGCGAAGCAGTTGCAGTTCGTCAACGTGATGGAGGCGAAGCTGACCGATTCGAAACTGCCCGAGCCCGCGAAGAAGATGGTGCGCCGCTATTTCGAGGGTCGCGCTGATTCGACCACTGAGCAGCTCGACGCGGAGATCGTACAGGTGCGCGAGTCTTTCTCCGGCATGTCTCCAGTTGGACGTGTGAGCGGCATCTCCGTGGTCGTTGGTCTGGACTCGCAGGAGAAGGTGCAGATCGCGATGGATCGCATGATCGGCGTGCGCGAGGCAGATGCGAGCGTACCCGCATTCAAGCGTGTCAGCGATGCGTACAAGATGGTCACCGGCGACCATGACTTGAGCCGGTTGAGCGGCGGAGCTGGTCTGTGGCTGCGGGCCTCTGAGGCCATCGCCACCACTGACTTCCCAAACCTGCTACTCAACTCCATGACGAAGAAGCTGCTGCAGGATTATGCAGAGGCAACGATTGACGGGCTTGACCTGGTCTACACCCCGGCCACGATTAGCGACTACAAGCTGCAGGACCGCGTGCGCGACGGCTACTTCGGCGAGTTGCCGACAGTTGCAGAAGCTGCAGCGTATGCCGAGATGGCGAAGCCGACTGACGAGCGCGTGAACTACGCGGTCGCCAATCGCGGCGGGTTGCTCACGATCTCTGAGCAGACCATCCGCAATGACGATCTCGGCGCAATCGCCAGGTTCCCGCAGCGGCTTGCTCGCGCTGGCCGCCAGACGCTGCGCACGTCAATCAGCAACTACTTCATCAACAACACGGCTTATATGGCGGACGCCGTCAACTGGTTCGATAACACTCACAGCAATCTGCTGGCGCTTCCGCTCTCGCAGGATGCGCTGATCATCGCGCAGACCAACCTGCGCAAGCAGACGGAGAAGGATTCCGGTGAGCGCCTGAACCTCTCGCTGTACTGGCTGATGGTGCCTGCCGATCTGGAGGCTACTGCTATCCAGATCAACCAGACCAACACGGCTGGCAACAACGCCTTCTATCAGCGCTTCGGTGCCAACAACGAGCGCATCATCGTCAACCCCAAGCTGACAGATGCGAACGACTGGTACTACGGTGCTGCCCCGAGCGAGGCTCCTTCACTGGAGATCGGTTTCCTGGACGGCATCAAGCAGCCGCAAATCTTCCTGGCCAACCTTCCCACCCAGGGAACGAGCTTCACCAACGACCAGATCCAATACAAGGTGAAGTTCCCATACGGCGGAGCCATTATCGACTACCGCGGCGTCGGCAAGAGCGTCAACGCATAAACGGAGCCGCTCGTATAACCCCAAAGCCCGGAGCGGACACAAACCGCTTCGGGCTTTTGCGAAGAGAGATTTTTCAACCCGAGGAGAACCGCTATGGAAGTTGGATTTCGTAAAAGCAATCTCACCCTGGTGCTGCCGAATCCGCTGGCTGCAGGCGCTGGCCAGGCGACGCACTACGTGACCACGAAGGGCCGCATCAGTCATGTGCAGCTCGGCCTAAGCGATACCGGCGTAGGCGCTGGCAGCACAGAAGTTGTCATCAACGTCAACGGCGTTCCCGTCAGCAATGCCGGCGGTATCGCCATCGCTGGCGCAGCCGCGAGCAAGACTGCCGGTTACGACGTGACGCAGGGTACCAACAACTACCCTGGCGGCGCGCGCGTGAACAAGGGCGACCTGATCACCGTCGACGTTATCAGTGTTCCGGCCACAACCGTGCCGAAGCAGGCCGTCGTCATCCTGGAAATTACCCAGATCGACGTATAGCCATACCCCGCGAGCAGGGTGTTCTCCGCAATACCCGCTGTGCCTGCGCCACGCAAGTCAACCGTCAAGGAGTAGAGATGCCCGACCTGAACCAGCCACCGTTGCAGCCGTTCATCGATGCAGTCACGCCGATGATCAGCGACAGTATGGACTGGGTCACGTCGAGCATCTCTCGCTTCGCGGCGCAGGCCATCGGTGAGCGTTACTCGGTCGACAAGCCGCTCGACGTGGTGAGCGACTGCGCTGGTAATAACACCAGCTTTATCCCTCTGCCGGTGATTGCGACGAACGAAGACGGCACCACCATCTTCGGAAAGTATGTGCCGAAGTTTCTGCCGCGATTCAGCACCATCAAAAGCATCGAGTATCCCATCGGCGACACGCCCGGCGACTACGGCGATCCGCGCGACTGGAAGATGTACAACACACCCACTGGCTACCAGCTCCAGCTCATAGCCTGCACTCCGGCTAACACGGAGCTGGTGCGCATCGTCTGGACCGCGCGGCACGCCCTGGACGGCAGCACAGTGGACCATACAGACTTCTACGCGGTGTGTGACTTCATCGCGGCGCTGGCGCTAGAGGCGATGGCAGCCAAGGCCATCAACTTCGGCGACAGCACTATCAGCGCCGACGTGGTTAACTACCGCAGCAAATCGCAAGAGTATCTCTCGATGGCGAAGCAGAAGCGCCGCGCCTACTTCAATCACATGGGCATCGACGAGACGGATACCGGCGTGGAGATTGGCCCAGCGGTGGCGATGGGCGACATGAAGAACATCATGGGCAGCGGCGTGGACCGCCTGGTACACAGCAGGAACACGCGATGATCACACCCATCAAAATTATCGGGCTGGATACTGCGACGGCTGAGGTGCGCGAGGCGGCGCACGTTGGCATGGTGGCAGGCGTCGAAGCTGTCGGCGTGATGGCGCAGAAGCAGGTGGTGGAGAATATCCGCTCTCCCTTTGACGGCATGCCGCCCGCAGTTGCTACTGGCAATCTTGCCGCTTCGGTCAGCTTCTCGGTCACAGTGGAATCCGCGCTGACGCGGCTGATGGTCTTCGCCGGTGCGCCGGCTGATCTCTATGTGGACCCGGTGAACCTGGGCGCGCGCCCGCACATGCTCCCCGTCGAGGCGTTGCTGCCCTGGGTAAAGCAGAAGTTCGGCATGGATGACGAGAAGACCGCGCTGAGCATGGCGTGGGCCATCGCCAAGAGCATCGCCAAGAAGGGCATGACTGGTCGCCAGATGTTCACCCGCGCGGAAGAGACGATTGAACCGCAGGCCGCCAGCATCATCGAGCGGCAGATCGGCGTAGCGCTGCGGGCTATGGGAGCAGGAGGCGGCCTTGTCACTGCGTAACGCTATCGATGCTGCCACCGCGCGCCTGGCTGCGGTGCCGAACATCAAGAACGTCTACAGCTATCGTCGCGAAGCGCGCTCGATGTACCAATTCCTCGCGCTCTTCAAAGACCCGACGGCGAAGAATATCCACGCCTGGATGGTGACGCGCGAAGCGACGGCCACGGTGGATGAAGAGTCGCAGGCGTACAGCCGCACGCACACCATCGTAATGCTCGGTTATCTCAGCGTGAACGACCTGGCCAACAGCGAGGGCACGTTTCAGGACTTGATTGAAGACGCCTGCGCGGCCTTCGATCCGCTCAACGCGCGCCAGTATGGCGGCCAGTTCAACTGGAGCACCGGCCTGAGCGTGGATGGCCCAACGACTTTGATGTACGGCGCGGTGCTGTGCCACGCCTGCAAACTCACTACAAAAATAAGGGAGTACCCACTGATATGAGCGCCACCACGTTGAAAGTCCGTCTCACCGCACTCGGCAAGCTTCGCGCCGGCAACGACACACTCTCCGTGCATGGCGCGGGCAGCAGCTTTACCTTCAAGGCTGCCGATGTGCAAGAGGTCAGCGAGGCTGACTGGGCGAGCGCGCTGAAGACCACCGTGGATGCCAGCGGCAACGCACTGTTTGAGATTGTGCCGGCAGATGAGCCGGCAGCGAAGACGACAGTTGCATTGCCGATTGAAAAGACGGTCGCTGCATCTGCGGCCAAGACGACGACCGAGCCGGCTGAGTAGCTGCCGTCTGCAACGATTTTTTGTAACTACACGCAATCAAGGAGAAGAACATGCCGCCAGGTGGAGCAACATTTCAGGGACAGAGGTCAATACTTCGGAGCATGGTGGTGCCGTCAAATGCTCAGACGACGTGGGGCACGCCGGTAGCGCTGGCCGCATTGCAGGCGGGCGTGGGGCTGCACTTTGACGTGAGCGGGTTCGCCAAGATCACGCCGACGACCGAGAGCACCTACGGACAGGCCGGTAGCGGCAACAGCTTCGCCAGTAACAACTGGCAGACCAGCGTGAAGACCGCCGATGAGATCAGCGGATTCCTGACGGACTACCTGGCCGGATGGCTGCTGGCGTTTGCGATGGGCAAGGACACGGTGACGGGCGCAGGCCCATACTCGCACGCCTTCAACTTCCTGGACACCACCACGGTGGCGCAGGCGACCACGATCTACCGCCAGGACACGGCTGACATCTACTACCAGCTCGTGGACATGGGCATCTCGCAGCTCGTGATCAGCTCCACGTCGACCGGCGCGCTGAAGTTCAAGGCGTCGCTGATCGGCACGGGCCGCTACATCAACGGCTCGCTGGCCGGAATGCCAGCGCCTATTGCGGCACCGCAGTATCTCTTCGGCAGCGATGCGCAGTTTGGCATCGGGCCAACGGCGGGCGGCGCACCGGCGAGCTTCTTCCCGCGCGTCAACAACTGGGAGATCACCATCGACACGGGCATCCAGCCGGTGTACGCATCGGGCGGTGGGCAGTTTGCCGCGTATCTCTCAGTGGCGATGCCGAAGATCAAGCTGAAGGCGGCGATTGCAGCCAGCAACGTGAGCGATGTGCGCGTGTGGCAGTTGGCGCGCACTCCGCTGACGATTGCGCTGTCGATCGCAAGCGGCGCTAGCTCGCTGGCGTTCAACTTCCCGAACGTCATCCTGGTCAACTGCGACCTGGGCGACAGCAGCGGCAACGCGGAGTGGACACTAAACTTCGACGAGACCAACATCCTGCAGGTCGGCGCAACGCCGCTGGTGACGGCGACGGTGATCAACGGGCAGGCGAGCTACCTGACGGCTGCGTAGCCGCGAACAAGTTATCTCCGGCGGCGTAGCCGGTAACGGCTGCGCCGCTTCTTTTTCAACCTTCAACCTAAAAAGGACACCGCCATGTCTGATGCAACAGAGCAAGTCAGCGAGTCAGCCAGTCAGCCAGTCAGCGAAGCGAGCACGGTGCCGCCGATGCTTCCGCTCGATGCGCCGCGCAACATCGCCATCCAGTTCAGCGGCCACATCTACCGCTGGTACTTCCGCCGCATCGCGCAGAAGGACTGGGAGCGCTTCTTTGACCGCTTCCGCATTGAGAGCTACCGCAGCGGCGCAGAGGTGATGGAGACCTTCGAGTTCGCCACTGCCATGCGCGAGCTGATCAGCACCACGCTGGAGCGCGTGGAAGGCTACAAGCTCGACGCGGCCAAGAATCCGAAGTGGCGCGATTACCTGCCGGAGCAGCATGTGCGCCTGTTCTGCATGGCGCTGCGCGAGGTGAGCCGCAGTGTGGATGTGGGCGATGGTCCGCTGGCCATCACCGAGCACCACGAGATCTCGCTCGACGCGCTGTGGGCCAGCGACGAGGCGGGAAAGGCCATTCGCTACGCTGGGCTGATCCACCGCTTCAACGCGCCGACATTTGAGCAGCAGAAGAAGTTCAACCGTGCGGTGAACAGCACGCGCGTGATCGGCGACAGTCGCAACGGCCGCACGCTCTATCCGGAGAAACAGAAGCTGGAGATGGCCTACTACAACGAGCTGATCGCCGAGGTGGACGGCTACAGCGTGGGCGGCGTGGCGCTGACGGGCGTGGAGGCGATCCGCCGCGAGATGGACGGCTGCCACAAGGTGGCCGCGATCAACGCGCTGCTGCACGCGGGCGGCGTAGTGGAGGATATTCCGCCGGCGAAGCCGGAAGGTGAAGGCGCAGGTGATTGATCCGCGCCGCGACTTTGCCGGTCTGCGTATTGCAGCCGGCGAGCTACTGGACGAGGGGTACCGCAGCCCCGATTTCAAACGCCTGGTAACGCAGGCGCGGGGTGAAGCAATGGTGGGTGTCATCGAGAAGCTGATGCCCGTCAGAACGGTAGCAGAGGGGTATTACGTCTGGATCGGCTACCTCTGCTGGTTGCGCCTGGTGATGACGCTGCCGGGGTTGAAGCTGGATTTGAACGCGGACGAGGTTGAGGGGTTGCTGGTGCTACAGGAAGCGCAACGCGAGTTCGACAACAACCACAAGCGCTGCTACCACTGCGGCGTGCAGAACGAGAAGAGCGCGGGCATCTGCCGCGAGTGTATGGCGGAGTTGAAGTAAATGGCAGCGGTCAGCACAATCCAACTCGTGGTAGATGAGAGCGGCGCAACCGCCGGTTTCACGCGCTTTGGGCAAAAAGCGATGGTGCCGATTGTGCAGCTGCGCACTCAAGTACAACAGCTCCAGCTTCAGTTGGATGAACTGAAGAAAAAAGGGACTGCTGCAGGAGATGCTCAGGCGGCAGGACACGACAAAGCCGCAGGCCACGCGCTCACCAATCTGGATGCCGTTCGCCTGTTGCGCGATGACCT